CTAATTTTTTAGCCAACGCAAAAGCGAATCTTGCACAATCACTTGCATATTTTGATTCATTCCTAACAACTGTCGCTCGGCATACTTTATCTTAGGCCCATTACGGCTTACACGATCACGTAGGCCATAATGGTGAACACGGACGATGCGCTGGACTTTCCCATCAAACTGCACGCTGGCAGAGTCCGCAGCGGCTGCGGTTTTCAGGTATTTAGTGGTGCGCAATTTGGCGAACATCTGGCGCTTGATGCGCCCCTTTTTACTTCTGGCCGTCACCCGGCGCGCCTCAAAGGCGGTGCCGTCTGGATTGCGCTGCAGCCTGATGTTTTGCTGTTGCGACCGGCGCAGTTCCTGCGCCAGTTGTCGCATCATACGGTTGCGGGATGCCGGTTCCAGATTCGCCAGCAGGGCCGCCAGCCAGTCATCCACCCTCTGCAGGTCATCCACGTTTCACCGTCCACATTTCTTCGGGTACGTCGGGTTCCGGTACCGCTTCAACGCTCGATACGGTGCCGTTAGTGTTTACAATCACGCGCTCCGTGAGCTGCAGATTGAGGCTGATATCACATAGATCGTTGCTCAGGATATCGACGTCAAAGGTAAAAAGTTTTTCGCGCAGCTCCGGGTTGTTGATAGCGTCCGGTTGATTGGTCATTAACCAGAGCAGCACGGGCGCCATCACTAAATTCTGGTTGCCGCTAAAATCTTCAATCACCACGTTCAGGGTGTAGCGATATTCCCATGACATTGAACGGGCGCCGGTTGCGACCAGCGAACCGTTATCAACAAAAAGATGCAGTTTGTCCGGGTTGTCACGGACATACGCCACCGATTTATTCAGGGCGCTGCGTAAGGACTGCGGCTTGTTCACTGTCTCTCTCCTGACACGCAATGATCGTGTCCACTTTGTCGGCACATGCCGCCCAGGCGGCCTCAGTCTCATCCAGCACCTGATTCAGATCCCCATTACTGCGCGGCGCTGACCTGTCCAGGCGGCACTGCGTCACTTTTGGACAACCACTCACGGTAAGCTGCACCTCCGGCGAGGGGCGGGCGGTCCCGCAGCCGGATAATGTCAGCAGGCAAAGGAGTGTCAGCCCAGCGGCGTAAATCCTCGTTTTCACGTTTTAGATCCTCGATCCGGCGATGGCGACTCCGCAACAGCGCGGAAGTTTCCTCCGCTGCAGCATAAAGTTGCATCTGCGCCCGGCTGTTGGTTTCGGTAAGAATGGACAGGCTGATGAGCTGGCTGTTTTTCTTCGCCAGCTCCTGCTTATTCTTTTTAAGCGCCTCAGCCTGCGTCCCGATGGTGTGACCGGCATTGTTAAGCCGCCATGACTGCCAGCCCAGCAGTGCCAGCACCAAAGCCAGGATCACCGCCAGCGCGCGCGTCATGCCCCTGCCCCTTTAAGACACCAGGCAAGCTCACGGGCGCGCCGGTTTTCCAGCCCTTTACTCCTTTGACCATTTACATAAATCCAGCGGGGGAGCTGGTTGCACGCCTGCCACCATTGCTGGCGATTGATGTAAGAAACCATTGTTGACCGGCAGATTGCCCCCGTTCCGACATTAAAGCCGATACTGATCAGTGCATCGTAAACATGCTGAGGTGGCTTAACCTGCAGGCAGGCTTCAATCTTTTTTTCCGTCAGCAACACGTTATTAATCAGCCCCTGCGCGGCCTGTCGCTCAGTTGTGGTTTTGCCCGGCACTACCCCGGACGTATTGCCGATCCCGTCAGTCCAGACCCCGGCGCTGCACTGGTATGGCTGCAGGCGGCACCCTTCGAAATCAGCAATCAGTTTCAGCCCCTCGACGGAGGTATGAAGCGACTGAATGCCCGGCAGCGTGGCGGCAATAGCCAGTACCGCGCCGACCAGGCAACGCTTAACGATTGAAGGACTCATATTCCCCCCTGGATATTCTGCCGTCCCGCAGCAGCTGGTAGGCTTTCCAGCGTAAATAACAGGTCACCGCTGCAGTAATAATCCCCAGCGCAAGACCGGTAATGGTCGATACATCTTTAAGAGACAAATCGCCGAGCCATGCCAGAAGCAGGGCAACGCAGTAAGTGATAAAGGCGCTGATTCGTTCAAGCGTCATAGTTCAGTCCCATAACTGGACAGTCTGCGCAGTGGTTGACGCCGTGATATCCGGCAGCTCCACCTGCAGCCCGTGCGGTAAAATGGGGCCATATTCAGCCAGCCCCGGATTCGCCTGCAGCACCTGTTCAGTGACTCCCTGTGTGCGCCCGTAATGGCGCCAGCAGAGTGCATCCACCGTGTCATACTGATGCGCACGCACTTTCATCAAATCAGCTCCACCGTCATATGCGGCATATCGCGCAGGCGGGACTCCGCCCAGCGCACATCGCGCCACAGCTCGCCTAAGGTTGTTTCGATATATTCGGCTTTCTTGCTTCCGTCGCCGGTTGCGTCAAAATCGCGATAGCGCTCAACCAGGTTTGCTTTTGCCCAGCAAAACACCGCACGGCGATACAGCATGAGCCGCTGGCTTTCACCGTCGATCACATCAGCAGGGACGTCGGCCAGGCTCTCATACCCCTGCGCCCGTTGTTTCTCGCGGAACTCATAAAGATCGGCGTTAACTTCAGCAATTGCTGTCAGCAACGCCAGACGCAGGCGTGGATCGGTGACACTCCCATCCATGCGCATATCACGGCGGAACTCTGAAACCCTGACATCAGGCCAAAAACTGGTGTTTTTAATAACGTCCTGGGTACTTTCCCCGGCCTGTTCCGGCGAAACGAATTGCATATTTCTGGCACTCCCAAATAGTTGGGCGGTGGACGGGGTTTTGACGCGGCATAAAGCCTGTCGCCACCCCGTGCCGCCCCGCGCGTTGGCACGATTCGTTAGCGGCTGTCACTGCGCAATCTGCGCTCCAGCTGCTGCTTTTCTTTTTTCACGCCGCAGCGGGGATCGAGCTGCAGCGCATGGGTAAGATGATTAAGGGCAGAAGCCGGGTTGCTTTCGGTCAGTACCGCGCCGATGGCTTTGTGCAGGCGTGCCCGGGACTGGTCCGGCATATCCAGATCGGTAGTCAGTTCCAGCGTCTGCAGGAGCAGATCGGCATCAAAACCGGCGGCGGCCAGCAGGGCGCTTTGTGCAGCATCCGCCATTTCTTCCGCCAGAACGGTCTGCACGTTGCGGTTGCCCAGCGGCATCACCCAGCCATGGCGCAGCGCATGACGCCCGATTTCCAGCGCACCGGCATAATCACCGGCATCGATACGCCACAGCATCACGTACATCAGCACGTCATCCTGCTGTGCACCTCCGGCAGCCAGCACGCCCTCCGCCCAGGCGGCATACTTCGGCAGAAGCTCCACCTTGATTGCCGCCTTTTTCACAGTGGACTGGATACCCTTGAGGCGGCGGCGGTCTTCTGCCAGCTGCAGCAGCATCAGGTCATAGCCGGACGCATGGCGAACGCTGCCGCCCTCCCGGGCGGCCTGTTCGGCCTGAATGCGCAGGCGGTGTTGCCGTGCGGGACTCAGGCTCATGCGTTACTCCCCACCTTCCGGCGCAGCTGGCGCGGTGAAGTCACCGATAGTGATGTTTTCGACCAAGGCCGCACAGCGGTAGTCTTCAATCACGTACGCTTCGTTGACGGATTCGAAGTTCTCAATTCGGTCACGTTTTGGGTTGTCGATAACAGAACGGCGGCGGGTGTCCTCCTGCCAGTAAATGGACAGGTTATCCAGACGGGTGATCAGCAGGGCATTCGCCGGGAAGAACGGCGCACGAACCGCCTGCAACCCACCCATGCGTTTCTGGCTGATAATCAGATCGGCGGCGATTTTCTCGCTGTTTTCCTGCTCTTTGTTAACCAGCGGGAAATACTTGTCAGACAGCAGCTCGCGGCCGCAGATAACAACCATCTCGTCATCGTCCTGATAAACCACGTCGATCAGCTCGTTAACCGCATCCATCACCACGGCATCCAGGTTCACATAGTCGCCGCCCTTGCCCACCTTCACCGCGCCTGCGGTGATGGTGCCGTCCTGGGTGGTGCTGCCCATAACGTGGTCCGGCGCATCTTCGCGGATTTTCTGCAGCCAGCCCTTATTCACGTCCTGCAGCAGCGGGTTTTCAGCGCGATTAGAGGTTTTGGCACGCTTAACGCCGTTGAAGCCGATCATGATGCGGTCCAGCGCCTGACGCTTGACGATGGCGTTACGGATACGCACCTGGAAGTTCTGGAATTTCGCCCACAGGTCCAGCTTTGCGTAGGTCAGCACCGTATCAAAGTTGGTCTGTTCGCATTTATATTCCACGTCCTCCATCAGCATCGGATCGATAGGTTCGCGCTCTTTGGTGGTGGTGTCGGTGGTCCCGGCAATGGTGGAGCCAACGCCCAGGCCAAGCAGCTGGCCGGACTGTTCCGCAACCGGCGTGATGTTAATCAGCGTCAGGAAAGCGGCGGACTGCTGGATCTGATCTTCCAGCGTCTGCTGTACGGACGGCTCTACGGTGAACTTGCTGGACAGTTCTTCCACTTCCACGTTGTTCAGGCGCGCCAGCTGCTGAAGGTAGGCGTTAAAGGCAAAGCGGGTATTCTTTTTCATCGGGTTTTATGCTCCATCAGCAATTGGTCAGGGTGCCAGCCGGTGCGTCACCGCCCGGCGCGCGCTGGCGGTAATCTTTACGGCTGTCTTCACGGCTCAGCTGCTGCTGAAGCTCGGCAAAGGCGGCCTGCTGCTCCTGCAGCGAGGATTCAAGCTCAGACATGCGCGCGTCCTGGTCGGACAGAGATTTATCAGTACGCTCGCTCAGGTTCTGCTGTTCGGTGACAACCAGCTCGACGGCTTTGTGCACGTCTGAAAAACGCGCATCGTCGGTCTGCTCTTTTTTGGTAAACAGCGCGGAAACGCGGGCAAAGAGGGACGGCTTTTCGTCCTGGGTTTCTTCCAGTTCGATTAGCGTTTCTTCGGCGGCGGTAAACAGGTTTTCAGGACTCTGCTTGCGGTTAGCCAGCGGGTTCTGTTTGGCGGTGGCACTGAAGGCCAGCATCTCGGTGCCCAGGCTAGCAGGATCGTCAGTGGCGGCCAGGCCGACGAGGTAGGCTTTGCCGGTGTCGGCAAATTTCGGGCTGACTTCCATAGAGGTGAATTGCTTTTGCCACTGCTTAATCAGACTAATCAGATCGGGCGAAGGGTTAATCTCGGCGTACAGCCCCATTTTCCCTTTTAATGGCCCTTCCGTGATTTCTTCGGCAGTTAAGCCGGTGACATGCCCATAACGCTTAAACGTGCCATCTGGTGAATAGCCTTTAATGTGCTCAAGGTTAATTTGTGCCGTATACACCTCAGGGTTGTAGCTGGCAGCCATTTGTACCAGCCATTCGCGCTGGATTTCGCGTCCGTCGGTGGTGGCACCTTCCACCCCGATGCGGAAACGCTTTGCTTTCACTGTCATGAGCCGTGCTCCGTTAGAAAAAACTTACTGGAGCCTTATGTTTGCGGTGATGGGGGGAGTGAAACAACGCGCGGCGCTTGTACGGTCCGCCACACAAACCGCAGCCGGGGAAAGCCGCCGGGCAAGGCCGTATGTTTGGGCCATGAACACGACAATGACCCCCGCAGACCTCGATCCCCGTCGGCAGGCCATGCTGCTGTACTTTCAGGGATACCGCATAGCCCGCATTGCAGAAATGCTGGGCGAGAAAGTTGCAACCGTTCACAGCTGGAAGAAGCGCGACAAGTGGGGCGAGTATGGGCCGCTGGATCAGATGCAGCTCACCACCGCCGCGCGCTACTGCCAGCTCATTATGAAGGAGCAGAAAGAAGGGAAAGACTTCAAGGAAATCGACCTGCTGGCGCGCCAGTCAGAGCGCCACGCCCGGATCGGCAAATTTAACGATGGTGGGAACGAGGCTGATTTAAATCTGAAGGTTGCCAACCGCAACAAAGGCCCGCGCCGCCAGCGCGAAAAGAACGTTTTCACCGACGAACAGATCGAGAAGCTGCAGGAGGTTTTCCACGGCTCGATGTTCGCCTACCAGCGCCACTGGTACGAGGCAGGCAACCACCACCGTATCCGCAACCTGCTCAAATCGCGCCAGATCGGAGCGACCTTCTTTTTTGCCCGGGAGGCACTGATTGACGCCATCACCACCGGCCGCAACCAGATTTTTCTGTCAGCCAGCAAGGCACAGGCGCACGTCTTCAAGCAGTACATCATCGACTTTGCAAAAGAGGTGGATGTAGAGCTGAAAGGCGACCCGATGACGCTCAGCAACGGCGCGTGCCTGTATTTTCTGGGCACCAACGCCCGCACGGCGCAGAGCTACCACGGCAACCTGTACCTGGATGAATATTTCTGGATTCCGAAATTTCAGGAGCTGCGCAAGGTGGCCTCCGGTATGGCCATTCACAAAAAATGGCGGCAGACCTACTTTTCAACCCCGTCCAGCCTGACCCACAGCGCCTATCCGTTCTGGTCCGGCGCGCTGTTCAACCGGGGCCGCGCCAAAGCGGACAAGGTGGATATTGACCTGACCCACGGCAATCTGGCCCCGGGCCTGCTTTGCCCGGACGGTCAGTACCGCCAGATCGTCACCGTGGAGGATGCGGTGCGCGGCGGCTGTAACCTGTTCGACCTGGACCAGCTGCGCATGGAGTACAGCCCGGACGAATACCAGAACCTGCTTATGTGCGAATTCATTGACGATCTGGCGTCAGTATTCCCGCTGAGCGAGCTGCAGGCGTGCATGGTGGACAGCTGGGAAGTCTGGTCCGACTTTCAGGCGCTGGCGCTGCGCCCGTTTGGCTGGCGTGAAGTCTGGATCGGCTATGACCCGGCGAAGGGTACGCAGAATGGCGACAGCGCCGGATGCGTGGTGGTGGCACCACCCACGGTGCCGGGCGGCAAGTTCCGCATTCTTGAGCGGCACCAGTGGCGCGGGATGGACTTCCGCGCCCAGGCTGACGCCATTAAAAAGCTGACCCAGCAGTACAACGTGACCTATGTCGGCATCGACTCTACCGGCGTCGGCCACGGCGTCTATGAGAACGTGAAAGCGTTCTTCCCGGCGGTCCGGGAGTTTGTTTACAACCCCAACGTCAAAAACGCCCTGGTGCTCAAGGCATACGACATTATCAGCCACCGACGCCTGGAGTTTGACGCCGGGCACACTGACATTGCGCAGTCCTTTATGGCAATCCGCCGCGCCACCACCGCCAGCGGCAACCGCCCCACCTACGAAGCCAGCCGCAGCGAAGAAACCAGCCATGCAGACCTGGCTTGGGCAACGATGCACGCACTGTTTAACGAACCGCTGCAGGGCGAAGCCGCCAATACCAGCAACATTGTGGAGATTTTTTGATGGGCAAGAGGAATAAAAACCGCGCTGCAGCTAAACAGAGCGTTCAACAGAGCAGCGGCGTATCTGCGGAAGCATTCAGCTTTGGCGACCCGATCCCGGTACTGGACCGCCGGGAACTGCTGGATTATGTGGAGTGCGTACAGATGGACCGCTGGTATGAACCGCCGGTGAGTTTTGACGGGCTGGCCCGCACCTACCGCGCCGCCGTGCATCACAGCTCACCGATTGCCGTTAAGCGTGACATTCTCAGCAGCACCTATATCCCGCACCGCCTGCTCAGCCAGCAGGCTTTTTCCCGTTTCGTTCAGGACTATCTGGTATTCGGCAACGCCTATCTTGAGAAACGCACCAACCGACTCGGCGGCGTTCTCTCGCTGGAGCCCGCCCTGGCGAAATACACCCGCCGCGGCGTGGACCTCGACACCTACTGGTTTGTGCAGTACGGATTTACCACGCAGCCCTACGAATTCACGCCGGGAAGCATTTTCCATCTTCTTGAACCCGATATTAACCAGGAAATTTACGGGCTGCCCGGCTACCTTTCGGCCATACCCTCAGCCCTGCTCAACGAGTCCGCCACGCTGTTTCGCCGCAAGTATTACATCAATGGCAGCCATGCGGGCTTTATTATGTACATGACCGACGCCGCGCAGAACCAGGAGGATGTGAACAACATCCGCCAGGCCATGAAAAGCGCCAAGGGCCCGGGCAATTTCCGCAACCTGTTCATGTACTCGCCCAACGGCAAAAAAGATGGGATTCAGATCATTCCGCTGTCAGAGGTGGCGGCGAAAGATGAATTTCTGAATATCAAGAATGTGAGCCGCGATGACATGATGGCCGCGCACCGCGTACCGCCGCAGATGATGGGCATCATTCCCAATAATACCGGCGGCTTTGGTGATGTGGAAAAGGCCAGCCTCGTCTTTGTCCGCAACGAGTTGATGCCTTTACAAAAGCGACTCAAGGAGTTGAACGAGTGGATCGGGGATGAGATAATTAGATTTGAAGCATATTCACTCGAAATCAAAGACTAGCAGAATAAAACTATTCATGTGGCCGCATGGAAGCAGCCACAATTTAGATCATTCAATAATTTTCAGAGAATAATTACTCGGGGAGTAATACTCACCTACCACATACTCACTTTCGCTGAACTTTGGATTAATTTCAGAAGTAGCAAATATTAACTGATAATCATGCACATAACGTGAACACTCATCAATTATTATTTGCTGCAAGTTATGACTTCTGTCTTTTTCCATACCCCCATCATCTATCCCATCTAGCATCATGAAACGAGGTAGCCTCATTGACGCGTTCTCTATACTTGCAGATAGAAGTGCCAAATGGAACACATGCCTTAATACCACAGCAGAGCTTTCAGAAAAGTTTTTGCTTCCATTCACATAAACACTATTATCAGTAAAACTAAACTCAACATTTTCTGGGCTCATAAATTCTTTTTGCAATGGCAGATCTTCTTGCAAAAGCTCTTGTGCAATTGAGCTTACTGAACTGTAAATTTTATTTTTTAGCTGCTCTTCAGTTCTCTCATATAGTTCTATAAGATCATCGAGTCTATTTTTTTCCGCTTGTAATTCATCACGGCGCTCTTGTAATTCGTTGATAACAACTATAAGTTTCTTATCCTCATAAGCTCTTTTTATTTCTTCATCAAGTCGCCCAATCGCTCTATATATTTCACCAACAGCAGTTTCTTGTGGAGTAGACCAATAATTTGATTCTTTGAAAAACTCTTGCTCAAGCCTTTTTAACTCATTTTCTGCCAAAGGTACTTCTCGCTTCAATCTGACTAATTCATCTTTTCTTCTAGCCATTAACAAGCGAGATTCTTTAATTTGAAGGGTTAGCTCGTTTTTCATTCGCAATAGTTGATTTGCGGCTTTATCATCTGACTGTTCAGACTTACACAAATGACATACATGAATACTATTAAGTGTATCTATTTTTGAAAGGCAACTCGGACAAAACTCAAAATTCATACTATCAAAGATAGCACGAGTCTCACCAGACTGTTCAAGATTTTTTAATCGATCCTCAAGTTCTGATATGAACATTTCAGAATCTGCGATTTCAAATTCTAAAGACTGAATTTTAGATTTTAACTTAGCAGTCGTTCCCTTGGCTTTATTAAGGTCATCCCTTAGAGAATCAACTTGCTGTTCGGATTTACTTCCATTATTATCTAAAAAAACCGAACCATCAGTGAGCTTTTTATTTTCAAGCTCCCTTAATTCATTCAAGTCTCTAATTTTCTCATCAATGCCTTGAATTTCTGGAACCTGGCCTGAACGGCCTAATACATTAAAAATGCTTCTTAACTCTGAAACTTTCTTTGTTAACTCTGTCTCAACATCTCTTAAAGTAAGTTGGGCGTTGTATAACTCGTCATTGTACACCCCGCACAAATATCCACCGACAGTCTCACGTGTAAGCGCATTATCGAATCTATCAAACCGAAAAATTGGACTGTGGACTGATGGCTGATCTGCATATAAGACACGTAATACCTGATGTAAAGTCAGGTTTGACGAGCCAGCTCCTTGCGCAAGAGGCATTGATAGAGCGTTGAACACTGCTTGTGTAAAGCTGATTTTACTCTCTGAGCGTTTGAAAGGATATAATTCCCACTCATGCACACCTGCATCCAGAGCTTTAGCCATTTCTCCCCAATAAATGTAAAGAGGACGCATTGGCTCAGTCGATATTTCACGCTTAAAACATGCCTTCTCATTGTTAAGGGATACCTCAACAACAGTACTGGTACATTTCAATGCCTGCGGCTTCCATCTAATGTTCTCAGCACCTAATGAAAAAGCCAACATATCCATGATGGTTGTTTTTCCAGAACTATTCCTTCCACGAATAATATTTACACCTTTATGGAATTCGCAGTCAAATGCACGATGTCCGTTCTGAAATACGCTCAATCGATTAACAATTAATGTTGGTTTAATGAATGTCATATCTATGCTCCATTAGTTGGGTCCTAGACTTTAGTCCATCCGGTCCAGTTAAATGAAATTTAGCCATATTTTGTATGATGAAAGATGAAAAGGGTTCTTTATTAATTAAAAAATCCCTCATCTCCAAAGCTATTTTTTCTGGTAATTTTTTATCAGTTCTCAAAACATAACCGTTGCTTAATTCATCTGAATCAATATATCCAGCAGCAAGCATACACTTTATGGCAGCATCTTGGATATGTCGCATTTCTTTAAATATCATCCCCGGATTCATGGGGTCATGATACTCATTATAGAAACGTTCCGCCGATTTTTTAACCTTAATAAACTGACGAGGCATTTTTACATTACTCAACAATGAAGGGAATAAAATGTAAAAATCTAAAATCTTGAGCTTATCTATTTCAAGCTCACCTGTCCTTTCGATAATCGCCATCATTCTAAAAAGGCAATGATAGGCATCATATGCCGGATGATAAACTAGCATTTATCCCACCTTATATGACAGTTTCCACCAAGAAAATATAACAGTCCCAAAAGGTCCTTTTCTGACAAGTCTAACAAATTATCGCCTAACATTTCACTAATATTTTCTAATACCAAAGATGTTTTATCATCAACCATCACCCTATCTTCATCACATTGAATGAGGGGAGTTATCTTTAGCATAAAATCGGTATGGATTTTATCAAGAATTAATGCATATATTTCTTGTGCAGTCCTAGAAGACTGGCATTTCATTATTGCCTTAAAAGCTTTTTCTTTGAGATCTGTGGCAAAGTATATAAGTTCAGCTCTATCACTATCCGTTAACTTTGTTTCTAAATCTCGTATATCCGGGTTAGTATCAGTAGCTAAATAATGTTTCAACTTATCACAAAAATCTTGCTCACCGATTACTTTATCCTCTTGAGATAATTTTTGGTACAGGCGATCCAAAGTCCGGTTACTGCTACGAACTATATTCGTTACATAATTCTTTTGGTCTCCTCCAACGATACTTCCTGTTCCGACCCTATTACCAGATTGTTCTTGTTTGCTAAACACATCAATCACTCCCTCAGTGAGAATTAGTCTGATCCCTTCCGACTATGCTTCCGTTCTTCACTGTGTTGCCGTTCTGAGTAGGGGAGCTCTGATTCATATTTATTTGTTTCAGCTTGAAACTATATACAGTAAAAGTTACGGCCCAGCTTACGCCCGCCCCTGCCAGAAAACTGATGATTTCACCTAAATATTCCATAACACCTCCAATTGAATGATTTACGGACAATTCTAATTGCGAATCATCCTCTTTAACAAGCATTCAAATAAAAGCTGTTACGCGCGCTCGTATCCCCGCCACGCCTGCCCGCTTTAAGTAGCGGTTTTCATGCACCTGCATGACATAGGTAAAAGCCTGCCAGTTCTGACGGAGCTCAGCAAAAACGATCCTCAAACGATCATGCGTTTTCATGCGGCATAGCCATGCACAATGTCACAAACACCTCGCTTGGCTCGGTTCGACTTGGCTGTCGGAATAAACAGTCTATCGTCCACAAAGTTCGCTAATGCAACCAGCTGTCTTCCTCCCAGACCTACTGCATAATTTCCATTACACGTTCTTTATCCTCAGCCTGTCTTATCCCGCTAAGTTCAATACCATTGGCGCTGCTATTGCGGATTCGGATAGCTTTTTTTGGGTAGAGGGGGTGCTGATTTCGGTAAAGCTCGCATTCAAGTGCTTCTAACAGCGCCTGGCTAATTTTCTGCTCTTTATTGATCATGATTTCAACTCGCATTGATTTCCCCTAACAGGTAACGTCCATTGTCCGGGTGTATTCATGGTTGCGAATTTTCGCCATCAGCTCGTCAGTCAGCTCAGAAACCCACTGGATAGCCAGCCGCTTTTCTTCCTCGCTGCACTCGCTTGCCGCAACCAGCTTTATGAAAAAATCGATGCGCTGAAGTTTCAATGACTCTAAAAGATAATCCTGCATTTTCCCTCCTGTTACGGCCACTTACACAATATAACTGCATGTAAATATACTGTTTATATGTACAGTATAATACCAATTTCTAAATGTAAAACGCTTTTTTGGACTTCAAGAAGAAAGCCCTGATATGAGTCAAAAACAGGAAATATTTTCGGTTTGTCAGTAATACTGACGCCACTTGTCATCCTCGCGCAGCCGCCCGTTCTGGTAAAAGATGCGCAGCCCTCCCCCTGACGGAAGGCTGCCGCCGCGTATGAGTAAATTAACCTCATACTCACTGCCATCGAACCCTCTGGAGTACAGCTCAAACTCCAGTTGCAGGCGCTGCTGCTCAGAAATCTCCTGCCTGTAAGCCTTTTTCCGTTTCGGTTTTACCAGTCTAAGCCGGGCGACCAGCTCCCGACGTTCCTTTTTGCCCATGCTGTTTAGGTAGTCCTGCAGCGCCTTTTCATCCATGGACTTAATATCCGGAACTTCCCCCCCTGTCTGGTTCAAATTTTCAACAGGGGGACAGTTATTGCCACGAGTCCAAGGGGCGCTAGCGCCCTGGTCGGCTGTCGCCTCCTGAAGGTCAACGGCTTTCCGAACCATTTTCCACTTCACTGCATGAGTGCAAATCCGGCCCTCAATGATCGGGGACCAGATGCCATAAATACGAACACCATGATCGCCGTAGGCGCTCGGCTCATCGTTGAGCTCGTAGGCCGTCCTGACAAGGTGATGTTTACGGGGAACCAGGACGCCGCCCTGCTTCATGATGTAGGTGGCAAAACAGCCAGCATCAGCTGCGGCCAGCACAGCATCCAGACGCGGATTTTCCAGTACCGGCGCGCCTGCCTTCTTGTCAACCTGCACCCTGGCAGCCTGTCCGGCCAGAAGGCGCAGCTCGCGGTACGCCTGGCGGCCAGGGATACCAAAGAAGCGGAATTGCTGGACACGGTGCAGCGAAGCCCAGGCGTTTACGTTCTCAGCGTTATCGCGCAGTGCTCTACCCGTTTCTTTACTGATTTCCTGCGCCAGCCCGCGCCCGTCGATGTTTTTACTGATGTATTTGGCGATATAGCTGGTCGGGGTGCCCTTGCGCGGGTTGATAAGCTCAGACTTGAAGCGCGGCCCGGTATTGGTGCCCAGCTCCTCCCGATCCTCACGAATGGCGAATTTACGCAGCATCGCGGTGATGGATTTGCGGTCTTTTTTGCGCATGAAGCACAGCAGGTGCCAGTGCACGGTGCCGTCATGGTGTGGTTCAGCAACGCGGACGCCATACCAGCGCAGCCCGGCTTTGTGCATTGCCTTACGGAAGGCGGCGAACATATTCACCAGGTAATCACTGCTCTGCCGGACCGTGGCACTGGTCCATTTTGGGTTTGGCCTGCCGTTGTTAAGCGTTGCGTGAAAGCGTGACGGGCAGGTGATGGTATAGAACACGGCGCATTCACCACGCATTTCCGCGATCAGCTCCAGCCCCTTAACGCAGGCCATCATTTCGTTGCGCCGGTGCGCCGGATTGCTGCTGCTGGCGTTTACCACTTCTTCCATATCCAGCGTGTCACCTTCGGCGTTAACCAGCTCATGCGAGCGGAAAAACTCCAGGGATTTGCGGCGCTGTTCGCGTTTGTGGATCACGGCCTCATAGCTGACATATGGGGAGGCCTTTTTGTTAACCAGGCAGACGGCGCGCAGCTGTTCTTCCCGCCATTCACAGCGCATCTGCGACAGCTTGCGATACCACCAGTCCGCGCAAAGCATACGGGCAAGCGAGCCCGGAATAAGCTCGTAGGGGACCGGGTTACGGCGGTGCTTTTTTCGGCGCAGTTGCTCGAAAGCAGGCGGGATAACATCGAGGCGCATGGCCTCAGCGGCCACCCTTTCCCATGACCGGCGGATCTCTTCCGGCGTAACGTCTTCATCCGTAAACAGTTCACCGCAGGCAGCATCCAGACACATGCTCATGTGCGCCGCCACCAGGGTAGATAACCTCTTAACCTGCTCCTGGTTCATTTCGGGCAGGACCAGTAAGCCCTCCAGCCCGTCATGGCTCGCCATAAAACGGAATGAAGCAGAAATCTGGCTGGTACGCACGCGCTCCAGGCGTTCAAGGCACGGCCTGATGGTCTCACGCAGATAGCGGGAATATGCCCTCGGCTTGCCCAGGCCCTCGAAATATTTAATCCGCTCAAGCAGCGGCTTACTGATATGCGCCGGTTGGGCGCTCACGTCAGCAACGATGACCAGTTCGGGATTGAACTGCTGCTGTTCGCGGGCCATTTTGGCGCGGCTTATCAGCTGGTCCTGCTCCATTTCTCGCTGAACAGGATCCCGGGATTCATTGTAGAAATAGCGTTCCCAGACCTCATTACTCAGGGCCTCGCGGCGCAGCTGCTCCTGCTCGTTATCTGCAGCATAGAGAGAAATCAGGTTTGAAAGCGCAGACTCCGGCGCTACTTCCGCCGGGTCCATGTAGGGATTTAGTGCTTTTCTCGGGCCGTTCCATGGGAAAGCCCCAGCGGCTACAGTCGGGCCGCCTTTGTCTTTTATTAATTCAGGCATCAGTTACTGGCTCCGAAGCTCACACCGCGCCTCGGGTGTAGTGCTTCCCTTTCAGCTCAACGATTTCCTGGCATGTTACGCAGCACTGCACGCCCGGAATGGCACGGCGGCGCGCTGGAGGGATCGGAGCATCGCATTCGATGCAAAGCACACGGGAAGCGCCCGGCGCTCTGTTGCGGGCATTGTGGATATGGCGCTGCAGCTGTTCTTCAACGCGCTGCTGTACAAGGTCCATAGAGTCAGCCATTAGTGCAGCTCCTGTGATTCGTTTTCGTAGCGGGTTGCTTCGCGGCGCAGCAGTTCAGCCGCTTCAATGCCGTTTAACCCTTTGTTGGTGATATGGGTTGCCAGCGCCTCAAGACGGATTGAAACTGCGAGCGCGCGCCCTTTGCGCTCCTCGCGTTTGGCAATATCGATCACCGCCATAAGCTGGTCGGTTTCGGGTACAAACATTTTTGGTAATTCGTTCTGCATTGTTCTTTCTCCTGAATTTGGGCAAAAGAATGCCCGGCGGGTTTACGCCATTAATTTCTGTTGTGGGTTAATTCGGCATGGTTAGCCGTTTGGGAAATAAGCTCACCACTGCACGAAAATGATTCATTGCTTTAACCAGTTCCCGCTTTTCGTCAGTAGTCAGATCACTAATATTGACGCCGTGACGTTCTGCCGGAATTTTTGCCATAAAGAATATGGCTGCCAGTGCCCGCTCATTTTGTTTATGGTTTATATCGCGGCGGTCGCGCATATCTTTAATAAACCTTTCAAGCTCTGGCTCAATATTCAGACCAAACACATTCGCCCTTAATTCCGCTATTCGGTTCAGCCCTTCCATACGTTGACCCGGGCTTAATGGAACAGTCGCCGCAGCGCCTTCAATAGCCATGGTTTCCCCCGTTTGGTAGTGGTCAGCCCTGCCAGCAGTTCATCCTGAGAGCGGGACGGGTGCCAGCGCTTGCCATCTTTCCCGATAATCCAACCATGGCCGCAGTGCATACCCTGGCTTTGTTTAACTAATAGCGATGCGAATGACGGTTCATTAGTCAGCATAATCGCCTCAGATGATGCCGAACGAAGCGCCAAGGCCCGTTACGGTGTCCACCGCACTTGCCATAGCGGGGTTGGCCTGCAGGCGGGCCTGCATGGAAACGGCAGCCAGTGCCATCAGACGAGTTGCTGAGTTAATGCTGCTGATCACATCACGGCGCCCGGCAGTGGTTTTCACATCGCCAGTAACGGCACCGGCAGCAACGCGCCCGATTTCAGCAGTGGCGCTCATGACGTAGTGCGGCAACTTCTCTTTTGCTACTTCGTTCATCGGCACACACGGCAGGCAGTGAATCTGTGCCAGGAAGCCATCAACCAGGGTTGAGTCCTCAGTGAGATCGGTAAGCAGCCAGATTTCAGGCGGTGTGAGCTGATGCGGCTGGTCCGGGTTCAGCTTGTTGCGCAGCGTCTGTACATTCATTCCCGCGCGTTCTGCCAGCTTCGCCATGTTGTGACGCAGTGCGAAAGCCCGGCAGGCCTCTTCAAAGTGTGGATGTTTGGAAATCTTATAATCAAACATGCGAGCCCCTTAAAAAGTTCTCATAATCAAACTTACTGACCAACAATGACGCGGAAGTTGGAATGACCAAGAGACTCACGGACCTGATCGGTTTTGTACATTAAGTAACGCAGGCTTACGCGACCTTTATTTTTCTCTTTTTTAACCATGTACTTAGCAAGCTGACCATGGTGAATTTTTTGGTATACAGAACCACGGGAAATACCCTCCCACTCCGCGAACTCTGCAGGCGTAGCCATCTCTTTGGGTACTCGAATTGAAATATCTGTGCTCATAGTGCAGTATCTCTTAGTTTTAGTGCGTTTTATGATGTTCAACCCCAACTTCCAAACTCTCACTTTAGAAGTTGGACATAAATTACGATCCCGATATTAGATTTTCAAATGGAGAGTTCAACTTGAAGATTAGCAGTGGTGCAAATACGGGAGGAAAGGAAGCCATTAAAAGGTTAATGACTGCCTACGGTTTCAATACTCAGATTGCTTTAGTTGAACACCTTCAAGCTTCTAAAAGTACTATGGCAAACAGGCTGTTACGTGACAGCTTCCCTGCTGACTGGGTTATTCAATGCGCTCTTGAAACAGGCATTTCTTTGCTCTGGTTAACAACAGGGCAAGGAGAAATGTACCCGCAGACAGACGAAAAAAATAAGTCCAAAAACGAGAGTCAGCCCACAGTACGCCCTCTTTCTAAGATTGTCGTCCCGCCAGTGAAACAGGTGACGATAGAGGGCGGTGCTTTTGATGAACTGGAGGATATTTATCTTGATCAGGGGCTGCTTTCAGGTAAAGCAGAAGACTGTTTGTACGTAAAAACGACTGAAGGGGATTACGTTGTCGATATCTCTGCAAAACAGCTCAGTAACGGAATCTGGCTTATCGATATTGATGGTATGAAAAATATCGTGAAGATTGCCCGAATCCCTGGGAACAAAATTATTGTCCATCAAGATGACACCTCTTTTGAATGCTCTGTCGACGACGTTGAGGTAATTGGCCGCGCAGTAAAAGTCATTAAGAGCATCTAACTATGACGATCAGAAAGCAGCCGAACGGAAAATGGTTGTGCGAGTGTTACCCGAACGGGCGTGACGGCAAGCGCGTGCGCAAGCAATTTGCGACAAAAGGCGAGGCTGTAGCATTCGAAAACTTCACCATGGATGAAGTGAACAAAAAGCCGTGGCTGGGTGAAAAAGAAGATCGGCGGCGTTTGTCAGAATTGATTGAGCAGTGGCACTCTCTTTACGGCCAGACGCTCGCAGACCCCAAGCGCCTAATGGCGAAACTGAAAATTATCTGCAATGGCCTGGGCGATCCCGTCGCCTCTGAGTTAACCGCCGGTGACTTTACAAAATATCGCGAAGCAAGATTAAAAGGTGAAGTATGCAACGAAGACGGCGCGCTGATGTCGCCAGTAAAACCTCGCACGGTAAACCTGGAACAGCGTAACTTATCATCCGTTTTTGGCACCCTGAAAAAGCTGGGCCACTGGTCAGCGCCTAACCCGCTCGCCGGGCTACCAACATTCAAAATCGCAGAGGGGGAACTGGCGTTCCTTGCCCAAGACGAAATTAAACGCCTGCTTGATGCCTGCGCTGATTCTCAAAGCCCCAGCCTGTTAATGATCGCAAAGGTATGCCTGGCCACCGGCGCGCGGTGGAGTGAAGCCGAAAACCTGCAGGGCCATCAGTTATCTAAATACCGAATCACCTATACCAAAACCAAAGGCAAGAAAAACCGAACCGTACCGATATCACAGGATCTGTATGACGAACTCCCCAAAAACAGAGGGAAGCTATTCACTCCATGCAGAAAAGCTTTTGAGCGCGCAGTAAAAAGAGCGGGTATCGACTTGCCAGAAGGTCAATGTACTCACGTACTACGACATACATTCGCTAGTCATTTTATGATGAACGGCGGGAACATTTTAGTATTGAGAGATATTTTAGGCCATAGCGATATTAAAATGACTATGGTATATGCCCACTTCGCACCTGACCATTTGGAAGATGCGGTAACTAAAAACCCATTATCATTCATGTATAAATAAAATGAATAATCCAATAACATCTGAAGAAATACTTGATGAAATGCTTAACATTCTGTTCTCGGATGATTTTTTAAACCCCCCATTCGAACTTGAAAAAGATATCATTTCTGATTTTGATGAACGTTGCAATAAATACATTGAATTACTGGCCAAATACAAAGAAAAATACAACACAAGGTTACGTTTTGATCTACTAATCACTCGCGTTACTGAACTGCGCGACGGAATTGAAAACTGTTTTCAGGACTTTCTCTCAGGCGACAGTAAGGAAGCTTATGTCAGCTTAGAGAATGTATTAGAAACAGAGAAAATAATGAAGCATATTCAGCATATTACTATACCGTTAAAATCCATCTGCAATAAAGATAAGCCTCTGTATCGTGTAAGGAAATCTGAAAAGCCGATTTCTAAAAGAGCAGAAATATTTCACATTCCATTCTCTAAAAGACATTTGGTAGGTGCGCAGCGTTACTCTGTGGATGGTTTGCCATGTTTATATCTTGGTACATCTTTATACGTATGCTGGCAAGAAATGAATAAACCAGACTTTGATAAGCTATATATCTCAGCATTTACTACAACAGATGATAAATCAAGAATTTTAAATTTCGCCCCTAGCCTTCTAAGTTATATCCCTCAAGACGAAAGTTCGATTACTAACATTGGCCAGCGAAAAGCATCCTATTTAACTTTGTGGCCATTAATTATAGCCTGCAGCTATAAAAAAACCCATCCAGATTCTAAATTCACCCAAGAATATATTGTATCTAACCTTTTAATGCAGTGGATTAGCCAAAGAATAAAATCCCAAATTGTTGGCATAGCATATTTTTCCACACACATGAAAAAAACAAAAAACTCAACAAGATCAATTAATGTTGTTTTCCCACCAAAATCTACATACAAACAAACTAACGATTTTGAATATAGCCCAAAATTATCTTCACTATTCAATTTCACACCTCCGGTTTCATGGCAAGTACTTAAAACATTAGATTATCAATTAACTATGACTCAAACAAAAGAACAGGCAGAGGCAATAAACCATCTTAGAAATAGAGAGGTTATATCAGGGATAACAGATTTTGACGTAGATCTTATTAGGCTTTATCCCCTAACCGATTTCTATAAACTTGAGGTTTATATAGACAGACTTTTTGACTACAACAGCATTGATGCTATAAGTTAAGCTGTGGCGGCAGTTTGGCGGCAGAGCATTAAAAACCTATAAAACGGACAAACACCAAGTAACACTAACCCACTGTTGTTAAACGTAAATGACTGTTATAATTGTAGTATAAATGGTATGTAGAAATTTCGGACGCGGGTTCAACTCCCGCCAGCCCACCAAAATTCTCCATCGGTGATTACCAGAGTCATCCGATGAAGTCCTAAGAGCCCGCACGGCGCAAGCCCTGCGGGCTTTTTTGTGCCCCATACCCACAGTTCCGTCCATCCCTTTGACAAACATCAAACCCCTTCCCGCATCTCCTGTGCAAAATTACCCACACCACCCAGCGCTACGGAATAGCCGCTCAATCCGGAAGGAACCCCACCATGTACAGACCCATAACCGTCATAATCTTCATTCTTCTGACCCTCGCCGCCCTCGCAGAAATAGGCTTTTTATCCTTTGGATAATCCTCAGGCGAAATATCCCTCATCAGGGCATATTGATCTCATTACAGTTTTTTCCTAAAGCCATCCCGTTTCGCCTGTGCCATGCTGAATCACGCTCATAACCGATAACGTTAAATGAGGATATTATGAAAAAAACAATTATCGCATTATCTGCCGTTCTGCTGGCTTCCCCAGTATTTGCTGCGACCACACATGCAACTGACGATACCGTCGCTGCGGCGAACGCAAACGCCAACGAGGCGAAGCAAAAACTGCACGAAGAGCAGAACAAAGGTGAAGAGCTGAAGCTGAAACAGAAGCATGCTGCGGAAGGTAAAAGCGAGAGCCTGGGCAGCAAGGTCAGCGAAGATTCCCAGAAAGCCTGGCATAAAACCAAACAAGGCACCGAGAAAGGGTGGGATGCCACCAAAGAAGGCGCTGAGAAAGGCTGGAACAAAACCAAAGAAGGTGCCAGCGAGCTGGAAAAGAAAGTCACTGAGTAA